ACCTTAATCTTTCATCTTTAGGTACCCAACCTTTTCTTGGATTTTCATAATCTTCAGATTTTACTCTTGTCCATAATAAATCTTTCATATCATTAAGATTAACCGCTCCAAAATCATTATACACACGACCCTCAAATGTATCAGCCATATTGTGTACAACTTCTTTATTGTATTCTACCTTTCTTTGGTAGTCCCAATACTCTTTTAAATCTTCGTAATCTTTTTTTGTTATCATCTGATAATTTGTATTTGTGCTGTTGGCGACCATATTTCAAGTTCTCTCCTCAAACGATTTTCATTTTTAAGATTATTATAACGATTGGTTGCTTTCTTTTTCCACCATTCTACAATATTATTTAGGTTATGTTTATCGTAATTATCGTCTTTGATAATTTCATTTTGTTTACCGTTTACAATATCTATATAGTTTTTAATACCATAACTACAAGTATAATATCTTTTTCTTTCAGTAAGTTTTTTAGCGTTACTAATAGTTGTGTTAAATTTATCTAGTTCATTACCCTCTAAACTTCTTTTAACTAAACCTAAAATAGCAGTTGTAAGTTTTAACTTTTTACTTGAAGCGTCATCTTTTACTAATTTACCCACATTGTTTTCAACAAACTTTACTAAATCATGGTAAGGTTTACCATGTATCAAAGGTATAAAGTCACTATCAGTTAAGCCTTTATATCTTAAAAATGGTTTCATACCATCATACTGACTTGATGATTTACTATTACCATATAAAGATGTTGTTTCAAATAAGGCCAAATTCATATCGTATTTGTTATTCATCATTTCTCTTACTTCATGTGAACAACAGACGGCCGCTAATAATTTTCCACCCAAATAATTAAAACCAAATGGTTGTACAGGTACAATTACAAAACCCATAATAGATGTTTTGTTAAATGATTTAAGTTCAGGTACATTACCTAATAATTCATTACGAGGTTTCATATTAATAACTGGTGATGATAGTCTAATAAAACCTACTATCTTTTGTGTGTTCGTTTCCATAACCACAATCTTTAAATTTTTACCAGGCACACTAGACATATTAGTGTGTGACGAAACCATATTTAATAACTTATCATATCTTTCATTAACAATAATCTTTATCTCAAAATTCATTTCTTCAGGTGACATATCATTATTATTAAATAAATCTTCTTCAGGACCATCATCAAATAATGTTCCAGATGAATTATTTGTTTCTAATTGAGATAACTTTTGATCTCTCATATACTGGTCAATTCTATCAAACTGACTAAAATAGTCATTGAATATACCAGCACAATATAATGCTTGTTCTTTTGTTAAGGTTTTTCGTTGTTCCATAGACATAATAAAAATATCACAAATAGATAGATTAGTATAACATATAATATAGATAAAGTCAAGCTCATTTAAATTTATCTGTTTGGTTGCCCCAACTGTCCCAACCAGGTCTTTTGTTTCTGGCAAATAGTTCTACATAAGGTCCTTGTAATAAGTTTTCAACATGATTGTACATAATATCTGGTTTTCTACTATGTTCTCTACGTTCAGACACAACTAATTGAGGTACTGATTTACTGATTCGTTTTGGTTTGCCTTTTGTGGCCAACAAACACATTTCTGGATTACCTCTTGTCCAATAACCTAGACCTGTAAAGAAGCCCATTTTAGTACGATTTGTTTTTGCCCAAGTAAAACCTACTGTCTTGTACTTAAAGCCCCAAGCGTCTATAACTTTAAACGCCTGATCTAAAAGTGGATCAACTACCCACATTAAAAGGACTGCATCATCTTTAGCAAGCTCGCTAACAGGTAAAGAAATAATATCAGATAAAGACATACAAGAATAATGTTTTTCAGGACTTTTATCTTTGCCTTTGTTACTATATGTTTTAAAGTACCACGGTGGATCAGCATATATCACTCCATATTTTTTATTGGTTTTGAATAGCATAACTCATTATTAAATATTTAAAAAGTAAAAGTATAATTAAAAATCTTGGTATAGACCAATTTGTTTTGGCAGCTAATATTGCTCCTGTGGCAAAACCCCAATGTATAGTTATTAGTAATAAAAATAAACTTGTTATCATTAAAAAAATGCCTCTAAACTGGCCTTTTGTTCATGTTCCCAGCCAATTGCTTGTAATATAAATCTCATAGGATCTAAAAATGTTTTTTCAAACTGTGTTTCATAATCAATATATTCTTGTAATTTAAATTCTGTAGGCAGTTTAGTAATATAACTGATCACATCAAATTTAAATGGATTGGCCTCAATTAGTTTTAAAAATTTAATCTTATCACCTTCTTGTATAAAAGGATATTTACGGCCTAGATTAAACTGTTTTAGTTGATGATTATAAATCAAAGCACCTTTTACGTGAATAGGTGTACCTTTAATAAACACATCATTAGAGTGTCTGTACTTTCTTAAATTATTACAACTTCTAGGAAAAGATATTTGTTCAGCAGACATTTCAAAAAACTCTTTTTTAAATTCAGCAATAAACTTATGTAAATCAGATTGTTCTTTACCCATAATAATTTTAATCGCCTCTTTAATTTTACCTCTACAAACTTGTGGTGTAGATGACTTGACAGCTTCAATGCCCATAATCTTTAATTTAGGATCAGATAGTCTAACACCTTCTTCATCCAACACATTTAACATATATCTTTTTTTAGCCACCCATATACCTTTGTTGGCGATTACTTCTCGTTTCATTACCATACAGTTTTTAAAAGCATTTGTATAATCAGACAATTCATCAAAACATTTTTCTAAAAATGGTTCTATTCTACTATCTACAACCTTGTTTAAGAAATTACATATCTGTTCATTGTCTTTACCCTCACAAGTTTTTTCTACTAACTTATCAAGTGTAACATAAATTGAATCTGTATCAGACGCCACAATATAATCTAATTTATCATGTGTCTTTAATATTTTGTTTAGATATTCATTTACTTTACTTTCAATAAAACGAATAATAAATTGGCCTGATGTTGTAATGGCACTTGCCTGTCTTACATCATAGTATCTAAAGTATTGGTTACCAACAGCGCCATAAGCAGAGTTAAGAGCAATCTTTCTCGCCCATTGAATATTATGACAACGAGATATTTCTCTTACAAGTTTAGGGTCTTTTGTTTTTTCATATTCTTTTTTGGCCTTTAACATTCTTTTCTTATAGATAACTCGTTCATTATACATTGTTTCCATCATTTCAGGTAGAAAACCTTGATTATCATTTTTAAACATAGCACCATTAGGAGTTAAACAAGCGCCTTCAGTTTTTAAATGTGTAAGTGGTGTTGATTGAGTTAACATCTTGTTTACAGAAACACCAGATGATTTAACTCCTATAATCTTTTCGGGAGAGATATTATACTGTATAATAATATGAGGATATAGAGAGTTAATATCAAACGACACCACCCATTTGTGTTGACCAAGTTGAGGCTCTTTTACATAAGCACCCTCATACTTTGTTTCCTTCAAGTGTTCTTCTCTTGGAGGCACACAAATATTTTTCTTCATTAAATGGTTTGCTATCAAAGTATCCCATACTCTAACTTGTGAAAATATATCACCATAGTTTACTTTACTTTCATAAGCAACAGTTAATGACAAGTCAATTAGGCCTAGTTTATCTTCTAGTCCATCAACAATTTCTACGTCTTGTATATTGTAATCAACAAATGATTGAAAGTCTTTGGTATACCAATCTTTAAATGTATCATAAGGCATATCATCTTTACCACGGCCAAGTTCTAATTCACCAATAAAGTCAAGTTTATAACTTTCTTGTCTTTGTGGTATAAACCACTTATATAAGTCCAAGTAATCTAAATTTGTAATACCATAAACTGTATAGGCAGTTTGAGGTCTGCCTCTTACAACAATCTCCTCACTTTTAATTAAACCCCAAGGCGACATTTTGTTGGCCACCTTATCACCTGCTATCATTTTAATTCTATTCATTAAATAAGGTAAGTCAAAGAATTTTGTATTCCAACCAGTAATTACATCTGGATAGTTTTTAATCCAAAAC